CGCGAGATCGCCGTCCAGCGCCGCCGACACCGGCCAACCGCGATAGATCCGGCAGACCGCGTCCGCCACCGCGCACGGCCCGCCCAGGCCGGCCGGGTACAGCGCGCCGCCGACCACGCCGACCAGCGCGGCCTCGACATCCGATTGGTCCGCCATCAGCTCACCGCCTGCCGGATGTGCAACCGCCAGCCCAGCCCGGTCAGTTCGGCGCTCGCCACCACGCCGGACCGCCCCAGGTCGTCCTGCGCCAGATCGCCCGGCCGCAACGTCGCCCCGGCGGCCGGCAACAGCACGCTCCAGCCGCCCGCGCCGCCCAGCAATCCCGGCGCGTCCCCCGGCAGCGCGCCGCGCCCGCTGCTGCCCGCCGCCAGCACGCTCGCCGGCCAGCCGGTCAGCAGCGGCACGGCGGTGGCGGCCTGCACGCTGACATAGCCGTTCACGCCGCCCGCCAGCGGCGCGCCGGGCCGCGACAGTGACAGCGTGCGGTTGGTCTTGACGCACAGCAGCGGTCCCAGCCGGGGCTGCGCGGCGATGAAGAACACGCCGTCGCAGCCGCTCAGGTAGTCGCCCGCCAGCGAGTAGGCGGCGTCGAAATAGCCCTCCCACAGCGCCTCGCCGTAGCCCACCGGCACGGTGAACCCGCGCGGGCTGGCGAACGCCGCCGGCAGCCGCAGGAAGCGGTTGCCGGCCGCCATCGGCGCCGCCGGCCCGGCCGGCCGGTACAGGTCGCACCAGTCGCCGACGGCCACCGCCGCCTGTCCCAGGCCCTGCCGGATCAGGTCGGGCACGGCCGCGCCGGGAAGGGTTCCGCTCATCGCGTCACACCACCAGCGCCAGCGTGCCGTCGCCCAGGCCCGGCCCGCCCGGTACGCCCATGAACGCGCACAGCCGCCGCCGCCAGTCGTCGAACAGGCCGGTGCGCTCGCGCACCTCATACGGGTTGCGCGTCCACACGGCGGCCTCGGCGGTGCCCAGCGTGGTGCCGGTGTTGGTCACCGCCGCCTCCAGCGTGTACAGCGTGGTCAGGTAGCCGGTCACCACCGTCGCCTCGGACGGCGACAGGTTGTTCATGCGGTATTCGAGCAGTCCGTAGGCCTGGAAGAACCGCCAGCCCTGGAACCCCCACGCCCCCGCGCCGTAGGCCGGATAGCCGCAGAAGCGACGGATATCGGTCTTCTGCGCGTCGGTGAAGGTCGCCGGCATCGTGTCGGACATTGCGCGCTCCAGCGAAGTTTCGAATCCTCTCCTCCCGCGTCAGAGAGGAGAGGCCGTCGTCGCTGCGGTCAGCCGGCGTGCTCCACCATCACCGCGCGCTTGTACGCGGCGTTGGTCGCGGTCGGGACGGTCGTCGGGCTGGTGGTGGTGTCGGTCGGCGTGCAGAACCCGCCGATCCAGTACCAGCTTTGCGCGATGATCTGCTGCAGGCGGTCGAGCGGCTCGCGCGTCACCATCGCCACCCCGTCCACCACCGAGATGATGCTGTCGGACGGCGCCACGTCGGCCTGCGCCAGACCGGCGTAATCCCCCTCGATCAGCGCCCCTTGCCCGCACACGATCGGCCGGCGGATCAGCCCGCCGCCGGTCCCCGGGTTGCTGGTCACATACGCCTCGTTGGTCGGCACGAAGCGCAGGCCCAGGAAGTCGTTGACCATGCCCTGCTTGAACACCTGATTGGCGCTGGTCGCCCCGGTGAACAACTGGCGGAACGCCTGGTCGCTGAACAACTGCCGGGCACTCACCGGATCGAGATAGCAGTTGTACGCGCCGTCGATCTCCGGCACCGCGTTCAGCCGCAGGATCGAGACGGCATTGAGCAGCGTGGCCATGTCGAGCTGGTCGGTGGCGATGATCTGCGCGGTGTTGGTGCGCCCGTTCGGCCGCATGATGGCGCTGGCGGTCACCGCCGTCACCGTGTTCAGCGCGGTGCCGTCGGCCACGGTCACGGCACTGCTGAAGGTCAGCACCCCGGAAATCCCGTTCGGCGCGGTCGAGCCGTTGCTGCCGTCGGCGCTCACGCCGGTCAGCGTGTAGGTGTTGGAGCCCACCGTCACGTTCAGCGGATTGGCCCCGCTCACCGGCGTCGGCACGCCGTTCACCCACACCGTGCCGAAGCCGCGGATGTCGTCGACCGACACCACGGCGCCGGGCGCGCCGAGCGTGGTGCGCACCCGGGTGTTGCCGCCGAAATACGGCCCGAACAGCGCGTTGCGCGCCAGTTCATCCAGGCTGCGCGCCGCCTGTTCGCCGTTGATGGCGGCGTTCAGCAGGAACTGGCTGGCGATGCCGACGCGGCTGGTCACCATGTTGAGATCGGCGGTGGCGGCGTAGAAGTTCAGCGTGATGGTGTACTGCTCCACGCCGAAGTTCGACGGCGTCATCCCGTTGTCGAGGTTGGTGTTGGTCGAGGGCACCAGCGGCGTGGTCACGGAGGGCTTCAGCCCGGCGCGCGTCTTGGTCAGCGTCTCGCCGATGCCGACGGCGAACTCCTCGCGATCCGCGCAGGCACGATAGCCGAGCCGGCTTTGCAGCGCCGCCTGGAACTCGCGCTCCAGGAAGCCCTGCTGGATGATCGGCTGCAATGCGGCGGGGAAGTTCTGGATGCCCATGTCGGACCCTCATGTTGCAGGACGTGGCTAGGCGCCCGCGCGAAGGCGGGTGCCCGGTGGATGACATGCGTGCCCCCGCGCGACGGCGGGGGTTCGGGGCGGCGCGAAAGCCGGCGCGGCCGGTGTGGCTGTCCGCCGTCGCGGAACTTGCGGTCGCGCGCCGCTACCGCCGCTTCAGCAATTCCCGCCGCGCCGTCTGCCATTCGTCGAACGTCATCGCCGTTGCCAGCTTGCTCTCGGGCGCGCGCGGCCCCGGCGCCGCCGCCGTGGAAGACGTGGACGCGGCGCCGAACAGCCACGGCTTGGCGCGGCGCAGGTCGCGCATCAGCGCCGCCGCGCCCTCCACCTCGCCGGCCGCGTTCAGCTTGATGGCGTCGGCGTCGAGCAGCTTGATGCCGTCCAGATCGACCATCCCGGCGTGCACCGCCGCCGCCTTCAGTTCGGCGCGCACGATGCGCCCGCGCGCCGCCGCCTCGACCTCCAGCAGCTTGCGCTCCAGGTCCGCCGTGCGCGCGACAAGGTCCTCGGTGTTGGCTGGTTCTTCGCTCATGCCTGCTCCCGCGCGATGCGCGCCAGTTCGGCGCTGACGTCCTCGATGTCGTAGGCGTCGGCGATGGCCTTCACCGCCGTGTCGCGGCTGAGCAATCCGCCCGCCGTCAGCGTCTGCAACGTGCCCGCGTCGCGCGCCCGGTCCTCGGCGTCCGGCGGATACCAGTTCGGCCAGCGCAAGGAGAGCCGCGCGCCGGCGTCCAGCGGCGCCACCACCTCGCCGCGCACCGTCAGCGGATAGATGTCGGACGCCCGCACCAGCATGCCGGCCAGTTGCAGCAGCGCGCCGCCGTAGCTGACGCGCAGATTGTCGGCCAGCCAGATCAGTCCCTGGTTCATCAGCTCCAGCGCCCGCCCGCTCTGCGGCGCGCTCAGCCGGTCGGCGCTCGCGCGGTTGCCGTGCACGCCCTCCAGCGCCAGTTCGCGCAGGAAGCGCACGTAGTCGATCACCGCCGCCGCCGCCGTGCCGCCGATCTCCAGCAGCTTCGCGTCACCCTTCTCGCTGACCACCAGCGCATTGCCGGCGCCGCGCACGATCTCGTTGTCAACGCCCGCCGGCTCGCGGATCAGCAAGGTCGGGTCGGACGAGTATTTCAGCCCCCGCCCCGCCTGCGACAGCTGGTAGTCGATCTCGATCGCGGTCTCCACGGCGGGGCGGAACGTGCAGCCGCCGTCGATATCGTCGCCGCCCGGCAGGTTGCGCACCCAGACCAGCGGCACGAAGCCCAGCCCGTGCCGCACGCTGCGCGCCGCGTCCACCTGCGAAGGCAGACCCTGCGCCACCGGCGTCGGCGCGAACCACGTCTCCGCCTCGCTGTCCCACACCCGCTTGAACCAGTACACGCCGGACGGGCTCTCGATGTCGTAGCCCTGCGCAGCGAGAACGGCCCCGGACACCTTGTACAATTCCGTCACGCAGGCCAGTTGGTCGGGCGCAAGCGGGTTCCAGGATGGCGTGAGATACGTGCTCGCCAGCACCCGGAAGAACACGCGCCCGGACAGCACCCGCAGCAGCACCGCCACGCTGCCGACCGACCCGCGCAGCGCCGCTTCCAGCATCGCCTGGTTCAGCCCGCTCTCGCGCGCGATGTCGCCGAGCACGGCACGGCTGCGCGGATCGGTGCACTCCACGGTCGGAAAATGGCCTTCGCCGAACACCAGCGACAGGCTGTCGTCCACCACGATGCGCGCCAGCGGATAGCGCACGCTGGGGCGGCGGCGGCGCAGCGGGATGTATTCGCCGCCGGCGCCGCGTTCCTCGTGGAACTCATAGGGGAGGGCGTCGTACAGCCGCCCCTCCAGCACGCGCGTCAGCACGTCCAGCCGCCGCGCCCGCTCCGGATAATCGGGGTCGCACGGGATCAGCGCACAGATGGTGTCGAACATGCGGGTCCTTCGGCGGCAGGGATGTTGCCGGGGCGGAAAGGCGCTGCACTTGCAGATTGTTCGGACCAGCGGCTGAAGAGCAGCCGATCCAGATTAACGGCGTTCGGCCGCCCGCTATGGCTCGCGGTCGTCGTGTCCAGGCTGCGGGGACTTCACGCCCCGCGCGCCATCGACGAAGGAATTGGCAACTGACATGACCGGTAAAGCCAGGAACGCGGCTGCAACCCAATCGTGGCCCAGATAGGCCGTCACGCTTGCGGCAAGCATCGCCAGGATCAACACGGAGCCGGCCAGCAGGTGCCCACGCCGCACGTCGCGATGCGCCATCTCCTGGCGGCGCGCGGACTCAATCCGCGCCGTCTGCAACTGCTCGGACATGGCAAGGATGCGCGCGAATGTTCCCGGAACAATCGCCTCGTAGCGTTCGATCGCATCCTGTGGCGGAAACTCACACTGCCAGAGCACCGCGTGCCGCGAGACCATGCCTCCGACCTGCCCGCCGTCCGCCACGTCGGTGCGCGGCGCACCAGGATTCAGCGACCTCGATGTATCAGCGCGTGCTTCCGTCGCCTTGTCTTGTGCGATCGCGCACCGCGTCCGTTGCATTCCACAACGTCTGGCCCACCGCCGCGAAACTTTCGGCCACCGACAGCGGCAGCCCAGGCGTATCGTACCGGACGGCCGGCGCGAACAACCACGCCGGCGCAGCCAAGCCTACCTTGAACGCGCTCCAGAATGTCGGCGAGAGAACCATAGTCGATGCTCCGACACGGAACGTGGCAACGCCATCGTTCCGACGCAACCGAATAGCCGCTACCGCCCCATCACCTCCACCCGCAGCCGCCGCGCCGGCGCATCCGCCAGCATCGCCAGCGCCCGCGCCAGCGCGTCCACCTGATCGTCCTTGCGGCCGGCCGGGAAATCCCGCAGCTCGTCCAGCAGCGCCCGGTTCCAGCCCGCCCGCACCAGCGACACCGCGCCCGCCGCCACCTGGGCGGCCACCGGCTCGGCGCGCGCCTGCTTGCTGCCGGTCTCAGGCGAGGCGACCACGCGGTGGCCCGCCAGCAGCCCGGCCAGCCACGCCACCTGCTGCTTGCCGGCCTGCCCAGGGTCCTGCGGCAGCCCCACCGCCACCGCCTTGCCGTCCAGCCGCGCCGTCTGCACGATCCGCTCGGCGACGTCCAGCGGGCCGCCGCGCAGCCGCTGCACGTCCAGCACCGCCAGCCCGCCCGCCTCGGTGCGGCCCAGCAGCACGCCGGCGGTCCAGTCCGGGTCGCGCCCGTCGGCCGCCGCCGTCGCCGCCAGGTCCCACGCCCGCACCGTCCGCCGGCACGCGGGCGGCGCCTCCAGCACGCCGATGCGGCCGACCTGGAACAGCGCGTCCAGTTCGGTGCGCGGCCGCTGCTGATACAGCGCCGCCCAGGCGCGCGGCCCCAGCGCCTGCCGCCGCCGCGCCAGCGCCTCCAGCCCCTCCCATTCCGGCCACAGCGCCTCGCCCGGCTGGCGGAAGGCGTCCCCCGCCTCCGCCACCGCCGGCAGGCACAGGGTCTGCCAGCCATCGCCGGACGCCAGCAGCCGCCCGGCCAGATCGTCCTCGTGCCAGCGCGTCATTACCAGCACGATGCGCCCGCCGGGGGTCAGCCGGGTGGTCAACTCGGCGCGAAACCAGTCCCACAGCGCGTCGCGCTGCGGGGCGCTGTCGGCCTCGGCCTGGCTTTTGATCGGGTCGTCGATCACGATCAGGTCGGCCCGCCGGCCCATCAGCGGGCCGCGCACCCCGGTCGCGAAATAGCTGGCGCCGGCGGTGGTCGCGAACCGCCCGGCCGCGCGGTCGTCGCGCGCCAGCGCCGCGCCGGACGCCGCCGCGTGCTCGAGCAGCACGCCGCGCACCCGCCGGCCGAAATGCGCCGCCAGGCTGTCGGTGTGGCACGCCGCCACCACCGCGCCGCGCGGCTGGCGCGACAGCCACCAGGCCGGGAAGATCACGCTCGCATACGTGCTTTTGGCGCTGCCCGGCGGCATCAGCACCATCAGCCGGTCGCAGCCGCCGTCGGCCACCTGTTGGAGGCGCCGCAGCAGCAGCGCATGGTGGCGCGCCGGCGCTTGGCCCAGCGGCGCCAGCACCTGACCGGCCCACTGCCCCAGCGACATGTTGATCCATACGAAATGAAAAGCCGGCGCGCCGCGTGCCGGGGCATTCCCCCGCCGTCACGCACTCCGCCAACCATACAGGAATATATACCCGAAACTGGGGCGTCCGGGCAAGCGGAATATGCCGCGGCCACCACCGGGCGCACATTTTTGGATTGCAGTCCAAACCATATTGCGTGATGACTAAACCGTGATAGTTGGGGCGGCGCCTGATGAACAGGGCTTTCGGCGATGGACCGTATCATCTGACACCCCGTGCGCTCGACAGCATCGTCACGCGCAACGCGCCCGGCACGTTCGTGCTCGGCCAGTCGGTTGGGGATGAATTCCTTGTCGATTTCGTTGGCAGTTCAGAAACAGACGTGAACGCTCGTCTGCAGTCGCACATCGGCAAATACCGGCACTTCCGGTTCGACTATCTGCCCTCGGGCAAGGCCGCCTTCATGCGGGAGTGCGAGCTGTACCACGAGTACTCGCCGCAGGATAACAAGGACCATCCGTCCGCGGCGCCCGGCTGCGACTGGACGTGTCCGCACTGCGGCCAGATCGGCTAG